GTGTATTTCCCCCAAGCGTTCGCTATCATTTCCCCCATGGCCTACTACGAGAAGCGCGGGGACGCCTGGCGCGCCCAGATCCGCCGCAAAGGATATCCAACCCTTTCAGCCACCTTTGACACCAAGGCAGAAGCCCAGCGATGGGCCGCCGAGATCGAAGGTGATATGTCGCGTGCGCGTTTCGTCGACATGCGCGAGGCCGAGAGCACCACGCTCGCTGAGGCCTTGGACCGCTACCTGTCGGAGGTCACTTCCACCAAGAAGGGCGCCAAGCAGGAGCAGGTTCGCATCAAGAAGTGGAAAGAGCACAAGCTGGCCAGCAAGGGCCTCGCTGCGATCCGCTCGAGCGACATGGCCACGTACCGCGATGCTGAGCTCAAGGAAGGTAAATCGACCGCGACAGTCCGGCTCAATCTGGCAGTGATCAGCCACCTTTATACGGTGGCCACCAAGGAGTGGGGTATTGAAGGGCTGACCAACCCGTGCCGGGCGATCCGGATGCCCAAGGGCAGCAAGGAGAGGGATCGTCGCCCAACTCCGGCGGAGCTCGCCGCGCTGTACAAGGCGGCCGGCCAGATGAACGCCCAGTTGCCGGTGTTCATTGAGTTGGCGGTGGAGACCGCGATGCGACGGTCTGAGCTGCTGATGCTGCGCCGCGACCAGGTGCGCGGCAAAGTGGCCTACTTGGAAGACACTAAGAACGGCGAGAGGCGCGCGGTGCCGCTGTCCTCCCGGGCGATCGCCCTGCTGGAAGGGCTGCCCACGCCGATCGGTGGCGGCCGGTACTTCAACCTGGCCCTCAACACGATCAGCAACTATTTCCCCAGGGCCTGCGTGGCCGCTGGGATAGAAGGTCTACGCCTTCACGACCTTCGCCATGAGGCGACCAGTCGTTTCTTCGAGCGCGGCTTCACCATGATGGAAGTCGCGAGTATCACGGGCCACAAGACCCTGGCGATGCTCAAGCGTTACACCCACCTCAGCCCGCAGGACCTCGCCGAAAAGCTCGGCTGAGGTCAGGCTACCCGGAGCGACGGCGGTTCTTTCCGTTTGCGTCCCGGCTTCGGCTTCTGGTGCTCCCCATCCCTGAACTCGCGCAGGAACTTGCGCACGTCCTCTTTCAGCCAGCAGTGCCGATTGCCCATCTTGAAGCTCCTGGGCAGCCACGGCACCCCACGGCGAATCCCCTCCCTGATCGAAGCCTCGGTTCGGCCCAGCAGCTTGGCCATCCCCTCGACCGTCAACACTTCAGTCTCTTCGCTCATTGCCCGCTCCCGACCTGACGCGCTAGGTTTTGGTTGTCACGCTGACCTGTCACGTCAGCTGCTTCCAACTCGGTAATCACAGAATTGATGCCTGCCACGTAACTGCCTGGCCGGCCCTGCGTTGCCCCCGCCAGCCGTTCAACTACCACCTCAACCGGCGAGCCTCTTAGAGACGCGACCAGCTCTATCGCCCACTTCCTCGCCTCCAGGTACATGAAGCGGTTTACGGGGCCGGCCGCAGGCGCCGCCAAGGTTGAGGCCTTGCTGGGCTGATCAGCGCCCTGGGTCGCCGGGATCTTTGCGGCAGACCTCGATACGACAGAGTTGATCCGCCCACGACCCCGCTTGAGCCCCATCGATTCGAGGATTTCCTTCGCTGCCTGGCTGATATCCCGCTTGCTCATGGCTAAGCCCCTGCTGCAATGAGGTTTCGAGCGATGGACACCATTTCGTCGTGCTCGATGCTCTCTGCATGTGCGGCGTAATCCAGAACTCGCAGGGCCTCGTACTTGTTACGCGGCTTGATCTCCGACAGCAGCCCTTGGACGAACCAGTCACGAGCAATGGCTTCGTGCATCCCATCGCCCCATTCGCCAACTGCATGGCGTAGGACATACAGCCGGTCCCAGTAGGCAATCTCGTGCAGGCAGTCATCGAGCGTGTTCGGCATCATCTCTGCATGCTTGCGGAAACGCTTGGCCACCTCGACCTTGTCGTTGTCGATGTAGCTCTTGAAGCCCTTACAGCGTTTCAAGGCCTTCTCGCAGAACTGCTCGGCGGGTGTGTCCTCAAAGATCGTTTCGCCCTCGAAGCGGGCCTGCGCCTCGGATGCCAGGGAGGCTTTCTCCAGCGACCCCTTGGCCAGTTTTTCAAGGTCGGCAAACCCGAACGAAAACATCACCGCAAAGAGGCTGTTTCCGCTGCTGCGTTTCACATAGTCGACGTACCGCTGCTCGATCTGCTTGAGGGGCGTCTTGATCTTCGCGGCCGCATCCAGAGCGGTGGCAATCGGGCCGGCCTGACCGGTCTTGATAACCTCGCGCAGCCACAGAACCGCATCTACTTCCTTGTCGCCGGTGACGATCTTCTGCTCAGGCAGCACCTGAACTGCTGGCGCAGTCTCTGCGCTTGGGCGGATCGGCGGCAGGGTGAAGAGGGCGCGGTGCGCCATGTTGTCAGTGAGCATTGGGTTCCACTCCGGATTCAGCAACGGCGCGCATGTGCAGCTTGATACCGCAGGACTTGGCCAGATCAGCCAATTTGCCGACGGTCGTGTTGGGATCTTGCAGGGCTTCCCCGAAGCGAATCAGGCGTTCGCCCAGCTGGCCCAAGTCATCCTGCAGGTGCAGGCGGGTGCTCGGAGTCATCATGCGGCTCATGGCTGCTGCTCCAGCACCACCTGCTGCTGCAAGGCTTCCAGGCGCAGAGCGGTGTCGATCTCCTGATCCAGGTCTTCAGCGGAGAGCCAGTTATCGCCGCGCACCACCAGAAGGTCCTCGTCGGGATCTTCGATTCGCTCGCGGTCACGCAGCCAGCGATACCGGCGTGCATCTGCCGCCATGCGGACGTGGTCGTCGATGCTGAACGCTGGCGCTTCCTCGACGGTACTTTCAGCCACGCGGCGGGCGTGGATCTCTTCGCGGTCAACGATCACCCCGCGCGGGGCCTCAATCCCCAGGCGAACCTGGCAGCCGTTAACCTGGGCCACGCTGACCCGGATGTTGCCGCCGATGATGACGGCCTTGCCGATGTTCCGGCTGAGCATGAGCATGTGAATCTCCTTATTTCGGGCAAGCCGGTGGCCTGCCGCGTTTGTTGGCTTTCGCAAAAATCGGGGTTAGATCAGGTCAGGCCGGCGTCTTTACGCAGCCGCCAAGGCGCACTCAGCGCGCCGGGTTGCTACACGGGTTTCGATCTTCCGCTCACCGCTGTTGCCGCCACGACGAACCTTCAGCATTTGGTCGTCTCCGATCATGCCGTGGATGGCCATCAGCAGAGCGAGGGCGGTGGCAGCTGGGCTGATGATCCCGCGCCGAAATGCCTCCGCCACCAATGCAGTACGCTTGGTCATGCCCCACTTGGTGCCCAAGGCCATCATGCGTTTCTTGACGCCATTCTCGCTGATGCCCAATGCCCGAGCAGCTTCCTTGCCCGAAGCGCCGCCAGCGATGGCCAGCAGGCACTCCAGCTCACGCGGAGCAGCGCCTTGGCCCAGTAGGCCTTGCCAGTTGCCTACGGTGATTGAGGTTGATGGGGTCATGCTTGGAAACTCCATGGCAAGTGCGATGGAGTAAAGAGTACCAATTGGTAAATCTTTGTCAATCGGGTGGCCGAAAAATTTACCAAAAAAAACCCGCCGTAGCGGGTTGTCTGGTTCATGTAAGCTATATTCTTGATCCGCTCCAGATGTAGACGACACGCGCTACCACCGAGATTCGGTCCATCATGTCATGGGGTATGCAGACCTCTTTGAACTGCGGATTATCGGACAGGATACGGATCCCATCCATGTCTACCTGTATGCGCTTGATAGTGAGTACGCTACCAATACGGACTACATAGACGGCATCGTATAGAGCCTCTGTCACCCCAACATCCACGACAAGGAGGTCACCATGCTTGATGGTTGGAGCCATACTGTCCCCGAGCCCTGTTGACATGCGTAGATTCGAGATGTCCGTCATGGACATGGATCTACGCAGCCATGCCAAGTCAAACACGGCAGTCCTAATAGGGGTTTCGCTTTCAGCGCCTTGCGCGTGCTTCCCCCAGCTTTCAGGAATCTCGAGCACGGGAATTGTGACGTTGTAGAACGGATACTCGTGGTCGTCAGTCGAGTCCCAGTTCCTCACGTCTATAGGCTCAGAGATTGTTGAAGCGCGGGATTGAGCGTCGTTTACCGCTGATATGGCCAGCTCCAAGCCCTTAGGATCATCTAGCCATCCGTTGGGCAAATGACACATGCCTTCAATCTGCCGCGCCAATGATTCCCCAATATTCCTTGAGTGCGCTGGATTGTCAGAAAACAGCCTGGCCACGTATGAGGGAGAGCGCTCAATGGCTTCCGCGAAGGCTGATTGCTTTCCGCCAAAGCGTGTCAGCACAAGCTCCCGGAGCCGGAGCCTGCGTACATTTCTGATTTGGTTCGAGTCATTAGTGTCCATGCCTGACTGTACCTTTTATTTCCCTTTTGGAAAATTACCTTGAAATGGTGCATGAATCAGGTAGCCTGCGACATAAATGCACCAATAGGTAAATCTGAATGAACCTATCCGAGTACCTTTCGCAGCTCCCGCGGGGCGGCAAGAAAGTCCTTGCGCTCAAGCTTGGCGTGACAGCGTCGTATTTATCGAGGCTCGTTTCAGGCGACAGGGCGATCACGGCCGAAAGGGCTCTGCAGATAGAAAGCGCTACTGACGGGCTCGTAAGTCGCTGCGTACTTCGCCCGGATCTGCAGTGGGGCTTGACTCGCGATGAAGAGCAGCTTCCCAAGGCAAAGGCCCTGCCGACCTTGAACGCAAATGTACGCTCAAGATCACGGCCAGGTCAGTCCCTTGAAGTGGCTGGCGTTTTATCCAGTACCGGAGGTGCCCAGTGAGCAATGTAATCCACCTCGACTTCGAAGGGCGACAGGTAGACCTCAGCGCTGACGGCTGGTTGAACGCCACGAAAATCGCCAAGCAGTTCGACAAGGAACCTACCGCTTGGCTTCGCCAAATCGACACCCTCGAATACCTTTGCGTCATGGGGGATGCCCTTGGTGTCAATTCTGTCACCCTGACAGAATTCAATGAAATCAAAGAGTTGGATGCGTCTAAGTCCTGGGTTCGCTCCAAGATTCTCGCCCTCACGAAAAGGACTGGCCTCGTGTTGACCAAGGCTGGCGGCAGTGGCGGAACATGGTTGCACCCGAAGGTCAGGGTTTATTTCGGTCGCTGGATTAGCACCAGGTTCGCTGTTTGGTGCGACACGAAAATTGAAGCGCTGTTGAGCGGCGCTCCGTCGAAGCTGGATCGACTCAATCGCGCTTGCAAGATATTCGACGACCGCGAATCTCTCGCCAGCACCTACGGGCGCGGGCTTTGTGAGTGGAAGCGCGACAAACCGCTGCTGCTAGGCGACATCGAGCGTGAGCTTGATTCGCTGCAAATGGTGCTCGGTCTGAACAACCCCAATCAACCTCGCCTGAAGGCCTCCTGATGACGGCCTCGGCATCCCAGTTTTTGTTGTCCGGCTAAATCGCAGGCAACAAAAAACCCGCTGCCAGGCGGGTTCTTTAACCGACCTCTGCCAGGAGGTCTTGCAACATCACCTTGTCTTAGGAGGATGCGCTATGTCGCACCCGAAAAATAGCAAACCCCGTGTTGCTGTGCAACAACCAAAGGAGAGCCTGATCGATCTGCGGAGCCGCTTCCGTGCGGCCCACGGCGCTTACGGCATTGCCCGCGTGCTGCTGGAAGACCAGGCCCAGCTTGGCGAAATGCTGCTGCCACGCGACCGAGAGGGCTTGCTCAGTGCTCTTGAGTTCTGCACCCAGTCGCTCTACGCCCACCACGAGTACGCCTATCACGACGCGCTCCCTCATGCCGCAGAGCAAGGCGGTGCCCAATGACCACGCCCCTCGTAACCAGTATGCAGCGGTTTACCACCTCAGGCGTCTCCTACCAGGTCGAAGCTGGCACATCCTGCAGCGCCGCACTGGCGGCAGCCGGCAGCATTTTGTCAGGTGTGAATATCCTGCTCGGAAGCCTCATTGATGAAGCTGACGAGCAAAGCTGCCAGCTCTTTGCCATCCGTACTTTGACTATGCAGGTGGAGGCCTTGATCGATTCAGTGGAGGCTCCAATCCGTGGCGCTGAAGACCTCGCGCCACAAAACCCAACATCTCTAGTTCGTGGCGCGGAGGTGCCGTCATGAGCCATCCCATGACCAAATTTTCCTCCCCCGCCAAGCTCGTAGAGGAGGGGCTTGAGCTGCTGGCGATCCTCGCCGAGGTGCTTGAGCACAACGGCGGCTTCAAGGACAGCGACCCAGGCGAACACCCAGCAATGATCGGCGAACGCGGCGAGGACGGCATCATCCGTTCCATGCGAGTAATCGCCTGGGCGGCTCACCGAGAGTTTTGTCAGATGGCTACGGACTTGGAGATCCCCCAATGAACCATATTGTCCCCGCGTGGAATCCAGATGGTTTGCATGGTGAGATCGTCCAGGACGTAACCCTCACCGCCGCCGAAATCGCACGCTTCAACGAAGCCCGCGAGTCATTCAAGTTGATCAAAGCCTTGTACTGGGCGCATGTCGTGCCTTCGCTCGGCGGATTCGGCAATCCTGTAACCGGGGAGCTTGAACGCCTGTTTGAGCGGGTCGTTTTCGACACCAGGAATTTCCTGTACCCGCACCGCAACGCAGCTGCTTTCCATGATGCGAAGGATGTGGGAGGTGCGGCATGAGCCTAGTCACCATCCACAACACCCAGTTGCCCATCGTCGAGTACCGCGGCCAGCGCGTTGTCACCCTGGCAATGATCGATCAGGTGCATGAGCGGCCGGAGGGTACCGCCCGCCGAAATTTCAATGAGCATCGGGACAAACTGATCGAGGGCGAAGATTACTTCGTACGAAATTCGTCCGAAGCTCGGAAGATGGGGTTTGTCGCCCCGAACGGCCTTTCACTGCTCACCGAGCAGGGCTACCTGATGCTGGTCAAGTCGCTGACCGATGATCTTGCGTGGACGGTCCAGCGCCAGCTGGTCATCAACTACTTCAGGCCGGCACCCGCGCTGCCCACCGACTACATCACGGCCCTGGAGCACCTGCTGGCTTCGAAGCGCTCGGAGCAGCTGGCGCTGGAGCAGCGTGATGAAGCCGTTCGGACGAAGGCTGAAATTGGCACCCGCCGCGAAGCTACGGCCATGGCCACAGCATCAGCCGCCGTGCGCAAGGTCATGCATCTGGAGAACGAGCTTGGCAGGGGTTGCCAGCACGCCACCGTGACGGCGGTGGAAAAGGCCGCCCGCCTGAGCTTCGGTAGCCAGGGTTTCCGCCCGCTCAAGAACTGGTGCGACAGCCACGGCGTGGCCGCCCCAAAAGTCCAAGACCCTCGATTCGGCTGGGTTCGCTCCTGGCCGGCTGCCGCCTGGGCAGCCGTTTACCAAATTGACTTGGCCGACCTGTTCGGCGCTGCTGGAGAACACCAATGACCCTCATCAGACTCAAGGTCGCCGAGAAGCTCGCCAAGATCGCACGGAAGTCCAACCACTCGCCGAAGACTATGTTGATCATGACTCAGCGAATGGTGCGCATCAGCCTCGATCGGCTCTCTGGCATCCGCGCAGAGCGTCGTGTCTTCAGGCGCGAAGCGGCAGCGCTGCTGGGTTATCCGCACACCCAGCGGCAGTACGACGAGCTTTTGGAGAAATCCCGCACTCACCGCGACGATGATATCCGCGACATCAAGCAGGGCCTGATCGGGATGGGTTACCACTTGATCAAAGATACCGACAACAGCTACGACGCCATTGGATTCGACAGCTTGTGCGACCTGCTGAGCATCAACCCGATACACCGCCCGGCGATTCCGAACGACGAGCGAGGCCTGGCAGGCCTGATCTACGTCGCCCGGCTTGAAAACAGCGCCAGTCGGCAGTCTGACGGCTGGGGTGAGGGCGGGCCGCTGTTCGAGGCTTGCTTCATGGCCATGATGGATTGGATCAAGACAGCCCCTGAGAGTGATCTGCCCGACCTGTTCGGGCCTGACTCACCGTTCGCTGGCGCTCAGATCGTTCCAGTAAAGCCAGGGGAGACTCTTCAATGAACCCGACCCCAAACCCCGCCCAGGCGCCCCAGCAGCGTGCTGGCGCGACGATCATCACCGGCCCCTGGCCGAGCTACGCCCAGTTCAAAGGCTTTCCAGAGCGCGAGCGCTGGACGATCTACGAAACGGCCAAGGCTGGACGGCAGGCGATGGAAGACAGCGGCTTCGAGATGGCCGAGAGCTACGACGATTTCATCAAGCGGGTGACCGCTGAGCTGGAGATTTAACCGATGAGCAGTACTTACGGGTTCATCTACATCATGGGCAGCGAAGCTATGCCGGGCGTCTACAAAGTTGGCATGACTGCCCACTCGCCATGCCGGCGCGCCGTGGAGCTTTCTCGGGGAACCGGCGTGCCATCTGAGTACCGTGTGCTTTTCTACGGCGAGCATGAGAGCGCCTTGGCTTGGGAGCAGTCGGTACACGCCAATCTTGCTGATCGTCGAGTATCGGAGAATCGCGAGTTCTTTCAGGGGCCACTGATTGACATCATCCGTGCCGTAGAGGGTGATGGAGAACTCATTTCGAGTTGGGATTCGGACGAGGCAAAAGAGGCCCGAAACCCTGGCTGCATGTGGCGCAGTCGTCCGCTGTGGTTCGAGCAGAACCTTCATAGCCCGGGGTACATCGAGCGGGTTCGGAGGGAGCGGTCATGAGCATTCAATCCATGGTCTGGGCTTTGGTGCAGCAGGAGGTCAAAGAGCCCACCTCACGGCACGTCCTGTTGTGCCTGGCCAACTATGCCGGCCCTGACGGCCGTGGTGCCTTTCCGTCGGCGCAGACGCTGGCTGTCGACACGGGGCTGTCGGAGCGTACCGTGCGTTACAAGCTAGATGCCCTGGAATCCGCCGGATTGATTCGACGTGGAAATCAGGCTATCGCGGCTGCGCACATTGACCGGCATGACAGGCGCCCTGTGGTGTACGACATGGTCGAAAAACGGGGTGCACCAGCTGCACCCCGAGATGAAGAGGATGCCGAACGGGGTGCAAATGAGGATGCCACGGGGTGCAGCTCACAACGGAACGGGGTGCAAATGACGACAGAACGGGGTGCAGCAGCTGCACCCAATCCGTCATATAACCGTCAATTAACCGTTAATAAACCAATAGGAGATAAATCGCCTGATCGGAAAGATCGTAAGTCGAAGTTCGATCCACTGTCTGCCAAGCCTGCCAACGTGAGCGAGCAGACCTGGGCCGACTGGTGCCAGCACCGCAAAGAGATCCGCAAGCCACTGACCGCCACCAGTTGCAAGCAGCAGGCCGAGGATCTGGCCGGCCACCAGAACCCCGATGCAGTGATCAAGCTGTCGATCGGCAAGGGATGGACAGGGCTATTCCCTGACAGCGCTCTCCCTGCTCGATCCGGAGCACAGACCAACTCAAGCGCGGTGCTGCAAGTGCCTGCCCATCACCAGGAGATGTACCCTGATGACTACATCTAAATTCAGGCCGGCGCCAGCCGAGCGTGCTGCAGGCATTGCCAAATGCGAAGCACCTGGTCATGGCCAGTACGAAGCGAAGCAGGTCGAGCAGTTTGATGGCGGGTGGAAGGCGACTGAGTGCCCGCGCTGCCGCTGGGAAGCGCTGAACCTCCAGTGCGAAGTAAGCGTGCGAGACGCTGCGTACGCTGCCAAGGAGGCCGACGAGCTGAATCGTGATCTGTTCGCCACCGGCATAACGCCGCGCTTCCGTGGTTGCACGTTCGACAGCTTCATCACCAACGCCGACTCGGACAAAGTCCGCGCCCAGTCTATTTGCCGGCGCTATGCAGATGAGTTCGAAGGGCACTACCGGGCTGGCCGCGCACTGATGCTGCTGGGTGAGGTCGGGAACGGTAAAACTCACCTGGCCTGCGCCATCTTGCAGCACGTTGTTCGGGAGTATGGCGCCAAGGGCCTGATTGTCACTGCCGAGGCAATCATGCAGGCCGTGACGGACAGCTTCCGTAGCAACGCGGGGCCGTCGAAGTCCGACCTGCTGGCCGAGTTGGCCGCCGTCGACTTGCTGGTGATCGACGAGGTCGGCATGCACACGCCCCGCCCAGGGAAGGACTTCATGCCCAGCCTTCTGCACGAGGTGATCGACCGGCGCTACCAGCTTGTGCGCCCAACGATCCTGATCAGCAACCAGGACCGTGAGCAGCTACCGGCCTACATCGGACCACGGGCCATGGATCGTCTGCGTGAGAACGGCGGCCTGCTGGCGCCCTTCACATGGTCGTCAGCGCGTGTCGGAGGGGCGGCATGATCAACCAAGAGTATGCGGCTAGCGCCCAAGGCGAATCCCGCCTGCATAGCCCTGAGTCGGAGCATGCCCTGATCGGCGCCATGATCCACCAGCCAGCGCTCATTGATGACGTGAAGCTTGAGGTCGGTGATTTCTACCAGCCTGACTGTGCCGAGCTGTTCGAGTTGCTGCTGGCGCTCAAGGCGAAGGGGCGGCAGATCGACGTGGTAACCCTGTCAGATGCCAGGCCGACCTTGGCAGACGGCCGTGGCACGCTGGCAGTGGCTGCCCACATCGCCCACAACACGCCGAGCGCGGCGAACTTCGTAGAGTACGCCCGGATCGTGAAGCAGCGTTCGGTTGCCCGCCGGGTGATCGCTGCTGCACACATCATGTCGGAGCGCCTGAGAGATGGCGACTCGCTGGACGAAGTGCTGGCGCAGGGGCAGCAGGCCTGGATTGCCCTTGAGGCGGAAGGGCTGGATGCCCGCAAACGGTACCGCTTCGTGAGAGAGATCCTGCCCGAGGCAATCGACGGGATTGATCGCCGTTTCAATCGTGAGGTGGTGCTGGGCTTCGACACCGGCCTGCCATCGCTCGACAAGTTCATTCCCGGCATCTGCGCCGGGCACATGGTGGTTATTGCCGGCGCCCCAGGCAGCGGCAAAACCACCTTGGGCCTGGGCATCGCTGAGCGAGTGGCGCTGGTGGCCAAGTCCACGTCGCTGGTGTTCAGCCTTGAGATGACAGATGTGGAGCTGACAAACCGGTCGCTGGCCTCAGTGGGTAGCGTGCAGCTGAAGCACATCACCGAAGGTCATTCGATGGCTGACAACGATTGGCCAGGCCTGACGGCGGCTGTGAGCAAGCTCGATGGCGCGCCTCTGATCTTCTGCGATGACGCCTCATTGACGATGCGCGATATCCGGCAGATCTGCCGTACGGTCAAGCGCGAGCACGGCCTTGGCTCCGTCACGTTGGACTACATCGGCCTGGTCAACGGCGAGAGCAAGTCGGCCAGCCGGTATGAGCAGGTCACCGACATCAGCAAATCGATCAAGCGGCTGGCCAAGGAGCTGGGAGTGCCCGTGATGGTGCTGGCGCAGTTGAACCGGGGCCCAAGCAACCGCGCCAACAAGCGCCCCACGAAGAGCGACCTTCGCGACTCAGGCCAGATCGAAGCCGACGCCGACGTGGTGGTGCTGGTCCACCGAGACAGCGAGTCCGAAGAGGGGCAATCGGGCGTCACCGAGCTGATCGTGGACAAAAACCGCCACGGCGAGACCGGATTCTGCCGAGTACAGCATCAGGGCGCCTATCACAGGTTTGCCGAGCTGGTCGGGTATCAGCCGAGCAACGAAGAAGTCGAAATGGGCAGGACATTTGCCGGCCGCCACCGCACCAAAGGAGCTAAGCATGAATCTTTCTAACTTCTGGCCACGCGCTGGCGCTGGCAAACCCGCAACCCCGGTCGTGTCGGTGAGCGTGACCAAGCGTACTGACGCTGAGAAGCCCACCACTGCTGGAGGTCAGGAATCACGGACTTCTGCGCCTACTTCCACGTGGAAAAACGAGCAATTGCCCACCACCACTGTGGCACCAAGCAATGCCCCGCGCGGCCCTATTGAGCTGCCTGCCTCCCTGGCTGAATGCGAAGTGCTGGAAGAGGCCCTGGCCCGCGACGCCATCCGCCTGGAGTGCCAGATCGGCGTGGCCGAAGGCACGGCAAAGGCCGAGAAGCGGTATGCCGATCCAACCTGGTACCACCGCGCCAAGGCCGCGCTCAAGCATATCAACCGCGACCGCCAGCGGCTCACGCAGCACATGAAGGCCTTGCGCGTAGAGGCAAGGCGCAATTGCCCCGCCTGGCAGGCCCGCGACAAGGCCATCCTCCGCGAGCTGAACGCCCGGGTACCGAAAGAGGTGTTCGACGAGTGCGTTCGTGTGGTGGGTGAAGAACTGGAGATGATTCGATGAGCAACGTTACTGCGGCATTGCCGCGCAAAAGCCTGACCGCCGTGGAGTGCAAGTTCCTCAAGGTGGGCAACCGCATGCTGCTGGAGCAGAACAACGGCCGCATCGCATCAGCGGCCCTGATGGACATCGTGGCTGACTGGCACGCCGCGCGCGCCAATGTTGGCTTCGAGCAGTTCGCCAAGGGCTGGATCACCGAAGGCAACGCCAAGAACAAACACGCTGACAAGCTGCTGCGCGAGCTGTTCGGCCTGGACACCGACCCAACGCCCCGGAGGGCTGCATGAAGAAACGAACCTACGTGGACAAGGCGCTGGGCGACACCGAATACATGCTCGAGCAGTGGGGCTGGTGGCGAATGAGTGAGATGGGGGTGCCCCGGTACGTGTCGCCGCTTTACGCGCTCATGCGTGACAACGTGCCTAGTGAAGGAGGTGCCCGGCAGCATGTGATCACTGACGACCTGGCCCTGATCATCGACGGCGCCGTGGCCAGACTGACGAAGCGCAACCAGCAGATGGGTGATTTCGTGTGGGCTTACTACGGCTCGAAGCACCCGGCTATGCGGGTCGGAAGGGAAGCGGGAATGTCGGAGCGCAAGGCGCGGGAGATCATCAAGGCTGGAGTTGCATGGATCGACTGCGCACTCGAAGAAATTCGAGAGGCTGCGTAAAAAGTTCTATGCGGGCGGATAAACACCTGTTTTCATAGCAGCGTGTCCAGCTTGCAAGCAACGCGACACAGTAAAACCCCGGCCATTGCAGCCGGGGTTTTGCGTTTCAGCGGCCCAGCTTCTCCATGGCCGCATCAGCCAGGAACGAGGACCGACTCTTCACGTTGTGATCACGCACGTACCGGTCAATCTGCTGTATCACGAAGCCCGGCAGGGTGACGTTGACCTTTTCGGTCTTGCCCAGGTACGGCGTGATGTCGATTTCCAGCATGCCCCAGCCCATGTCGGTGAAGTCCGGATTGTTCCGGTGCGTTGCCGCGCTGGTTGGCATGGGGATGGCCTGGCCACTGCCGGCGATCTCTTCCAGCATGATGTGGGCAACCTCGACTGCAGCCGCATAGGCTTCCTCGAACGTGTCGCCTGCGGTTACAGCGCCTGGAATGTCGGGGATCTGAATACCGATGGCGGTGTTCTCGTCGCCCCACTCGATGCAGATTGGGTATTGCATGGTTCTCTCCTACAGAGGTGCAAGGGGTGAGGCCGGGTTACTTCAACCCGGCTCGTTCCTTGATGCTCTTTACCGTGCCGATCGGTAGATCCTTTTTGGGGTGTGGCACTGGTATCGAGTTTGGGTTGTTTGGGTGCTTGAAGATGTGGTGGCTTCCGGTGACACGTTTTAGAACCCATCCAGCTGCTTCAAGCTCCTTGATCAACTGCCTACTTTGCACCTCCGTCTCCTTGTGTAGTTGATGTAGAAATTATACCTCTAGGCGTATAACTCGTAAAGAGAAAAGATGCGCCTAGAGTTATCTTTATGCGGATGACCCGCCCAGGCAGCTGGGCTAAGTCGGTAGTGGCGTTCAGTCAAACCCGTGCGGTCACTGATGGACAGCGCGATGAGAGTCTGGGGTATGTGACCCAGCGATCCAGACCAACAAGCCGGGAAGCACCGGCCCTCCGCACCCATTCAAGGGCTCGCCATTTCGGCGGGCCTTTTTCGTTCTGGAGCACGATATGCCCGACCAGATCCTGGCCAAGCTGGACGCCATCCAAACCACAATCGCCAGTCTTCACGCCGCGGTAAGCGGATTGCAGGCTCAGGTATCGACCAAGGCGGATTGCACTGCCTTCTCTGCGCTGTCGAGCACCGTTCGCGCTCAGGGCAGCACGATTACTTCCCAAGGCGGGATGATCTCAGCTCAGGGCCAGGCGATCACCAACCTGACAAGCAGGATCGATTCGTCGTGCGATTGCCGTAAGGCTGCTGCCACGGCACAAACTGCACTTGATACGACCCGAACCCAGGCTCACCATCTTACGGCTGGCGTACTCTCCAGCACCTCGGGGCAGTTGGACATCAACCTCAAGACTGGGGTCTTCACGGTTCGGGGGCCCGGTGGTGATGTGTCCTGGGGCGACCTTGAGAAAGGTGAAGTGTCCTGCCGTATCGAGGCCAGTCCAGGGGTCGAGCCCCTTAAGCTGGGCGCTTTCACTCTCTATGGCGCCCAAGCAGCCCAAGTCCGTGAGTTTCAGGAGATCCTGGCTGCTCATGACGCTAGCGAGCTGAAGGTGGTCAAGCCTTCGACTGAAGAGGGCAAAGACTTCCTCGTCGTCGACGGACAGATGTACATCAACGAGGACGCGCTAAAGTCGGCGGCCGTTAAATTCGAGGTTACAGCGCGAGCTGAGTCTGACTCTGCACTTGCTAGCCGCATTGGCGCCCTTGCCACGATCCGAACTGCCACCCTGGATAGCGGGCAGAAGGTAATGGTTGGCCTGATCCGAGACTCGAAACTCTGCCCCGAACTTCTGGTGAATCCCGAGCGCTTCAGCTTCGACGACGGGCTTGCCAACACCGTTCGCCAAATCCTCCGCGAGGAGCTTAAGCCTGGCGGGATGCTGCATCGGTCCTGAGCCACACCCCGGCCCGCCTTGAGCGGGTTTCTTTTTTGCGCTCCCCGCAACGGGAGGAATCGAGATGGCCCATATGCCGCCAGAGAAAGACCCATCCTTCTGGGTGCTGGTACTGACAGCCCTGAGAGAGAACGGCCTTGCAATGGGCCTGACATTCGCCTTGACCTGGTTACGAATTCAGTACGACGGCAAGGAAACCCGCCCAGTCCGCCAGCTGATCGAGGCAACGCTTGGTGCGTTGATCGTGATGGTGGTTGGCCTGACCGTGAAAGAGTTTGGTCTGAGCATCGCTTGGTCGTTCGCCACCGCTGGCTTTGTCGGCGTGCTGGGCGTTGAACAGGCCCGCCAGCTTGGCAGGCGCTGGGCAGAGCGGAAGGTCGAAGGGCCGTGACCCGCGCCACAAAATCAAGATGCGCCGTTTCGTGGCGCGAGGTAGCCAATGATCACCCTAACCGATATCAACCGCCGCCAGCACTACCTGGCCCCGACTGCCATTGCCCGCGTGCAGGAGGCTTGCACCAGCTCTCAGTGGCACGGCGTCTGCGCCATCGTCCACACGTTCGACGGCCAGGTGCTGGAGGTGCGTGAGCGCGCCGCCGATATCGCGCAGCAATGCAGCATGCGCAGGGCTGAATGATGCTTTGCGAGTTCCAGTGTTCCAGGTGTCGATGGGTGAAGACTGAGCCTGAGCCACTCCAAGTCAGCGACAACCGCTTCCTGTGCCAGGCCTGCGTCAAGAGTGAGCAGGCGCCGCCTCCTGCACCGCCTTCGATGCGTGATATTGCGATGCCGAGTGCTCATGGTGTTGGCGTGATGCTGGTGGCGCTGGTGTTCCTGATGGGCGTGGTGGTTGGAACGAAGATGGCAGGAGGTTGGTGATGGCTAGCGTTACCGCAACAATCGTTTGCCGCCAACGCTGGTGGCTGAAGTACTACCTGGCTGGTGTCCTGGTCATGAGCCACATCACTGGTCGTGAACCTCACCTTGGTCGTGTCTACCGCTGGATAGAGCGCGGCATCAAGGTCGAGGTGCGTTGATGGCCAGCAACTCCCCTTGGCACCACCTCTATAACACCAAGCGCTGGTATCAGCTGCGCTGGCACCAGCTGCAGGTTGAACCATTGTGCCGTCGCTGTGCCACGCAGGGGCGCACGGTTGAGGCCAGGATCGCTGACCACGTCGTTGCGCACCGTGGCGATGAGTCGCTGTTCTTCGATGCTACCAACCTGCAAAGCCTCTGCAAGCAGTGCCACGACAGCGCCAAGCAGCGCGAGGAGAAGACTGGCGTTGTGGTCGGCTGTGACGTGAATGGCCTGCCGATCGACCCCAACCACCACTGGAACCGCCAGCGGCGCGACAGATGAGAACCGATCTCGAAAGGAGGCTGTGTAGCACGCCACAGCCCCTAGGGGAGGGTCAAAAAGTAGTCATTCTCGTCTAGCAAGACCGCCACCGACCCTCTTTACGCAAAAAGCCAGAATTGGAGCCTTTTTTTTGAAGGGCAGAACGCCAGCTCCCTCGGCCCAGAAAAAGGTCACCGGAACGTCGCGCCCGGCTCGGGAAAACAAGCGCGAACCCCAGCTCGCCGTCGCATCGTACCAGCCTCCACCGCCGCATATGACAGTGGAAGGGCAAGCGGTTTGGAAAGTCTTCTGCCCACTCGCGTCCTCGATGGGGGTTCTGGCCGAGGCTGACCTTCAGACCCTGGAGCGTCTGTGCGAGGTCGCCGCCGAGGTGCGCCGACTGACCAACGTCATCGCAGAGGAGGGGCACACGTACACAACCGAGAATGGGCTGATCAAGGCGCACCCGGCGGTGGCCATGGCGGCTGACGCTGACCGCCGGCTTCTGTCCTATTTAACCCACTTCGGCATGACACCAGCCGCACGTTCCAAGGTCCAGGCCATTGGCGAACCCCCGAGCAAAGACCCGGAAGACGAGTTCTTCAACTGAGGTCAAGAAGGTTTCCTATGAAGTCGATCCTGTAACCGCCTGGGCCCAAGACGTTCAATCCGGCAAGGTGCTGGCCGGACCGGATATCCGGAATGCCTGCGGCCGACATCTCCGCGATCTGGAGGATGGGCCGAAGCGTGGCTTGGTGTGGGATATCGCCAAGGCCAGCAGGGCGATCCGGTATTTCAGCACTGTGCTCAAGCTCAACGGCGGCGAGCACGAAGGCAAGCCGTTCGTGCTGCTACCCTGGCAAGCATTCATCGTCGGCTCGATATTCGGATGGCTGGCGTCCGATGGCTTTCGGCGGTTCCGGACCGTGTACATCGAGTCCGGTAAAGGCTCGGGAAAATCGCCGTTGGCCGGCGGCATCGGCTTGTACTGCTTGACCTCCGACGATGAGCCCCGGGCAGAGGTGTATGCGGCTGCGACGAAACGTGATCAGGCCATGATCCTGTTCCGCGATGCCGTGGCCATGGTTGATCAGTCTCCGGCCCTGAGTAAGAAGATCAAGAAGTCTGGCCGCGATGAGAAGGTGTGGAACCTTGCGTATCTCGCGACCGGGTCGTTCTTCCGGCCAATCAGCTCCGACGATGGCCAGTCTGGCCCGCGTCCGCACTGTGCACTCATTGATGAGGTGCACGAACACAAGAACAACAAGACCGTCGAGTTCATGCGGGCTGGCACGAAAGGTCGTCGCCAGGCGCTGATCCTGATGATCACCAACAGCGGCCACGATCGTACGTCGGTCTGCTACAGCTACCACCAACTTGGGGTTAACGTTTGTGCGGCCGGCGCCAAAGGCGTCACGAAGCGGCACCGCCACTTCAACGACAGCTTCTTCGCCTTCATCTGTTCGTTGGACAAGGGCGACGACCCATTCAAGGACGAAAAATGCTGGGGCAAGGCAAACCCATCGCTGGGGCATACGTTTCAGCCAAAGTATCTGCGTGAGCAGGTCACTGATGCGAAGGGGATGCCGGCCAAGGCCAGCACCGTCAGGCGCCTTAACTTCTGCCAATGGGTGGATGCAGCGAATCCATGGGTCGAGATCGACACCTGGTTGTCGTGCTGTGCCAAGTTTGACCCGGACAAGCTGGCAGGTCAGACCTGCTTTGGTGGTCTGGACCTTTCCGGCAAGCGTGACCTGACAGCACTGAATCTCTATTTTCCTGAGGTTGGGAAGGCCTTCACCGAGTTCTGGACGCCGAAGGACACGTTGCTGGATCGTGCGGCGATAGACGGTGTGCCCTACGAAGTCTGGCTGCAGGATGGTCATATCCATGCCCCGCCCGGCAAGGCCATCAACTACGCCTTTGTGGCCAAGCGCCTGGGCGAGCTGGCGGCCAAGTACGACATCAAATCGGTGGCCTTCGACCCGTACCACATGACGTATCTGGAGGCAGAGCTCGAAACGCAAGGTATCGAGCTGAACCTGGTTCCCCATGGACAGGGTTTCCGACCGGCCCGGGATTCGAACCTCTGGATGACCCACTCCATCGACCTGCTGGAGGATCTGATTCTAACCGGCAAGATTCAGGTACTGGAAAACCCATGCCTCACCTGGAACGTGGCGTCTGCGGTGATGGAGGCGGATGCACAGGAGAACAGGATTTTCTCCAAGCGTAAGAAGACCGGCCGCATCGATGGTGCTGTCGCGATGGCGATGGCTGTCGGCGCTGCAAATCAGACCGAGACGAAGCCGGAAAAGAGCCTCTCGGATCACATAACCAAACACGGAATCAGAACCCTATGACTCCTGAACAACAGGCGCCTCGCGAAGATGGGGTTTCGGCCCTCGCTCGTCTGCGCGAAAACCTGCCGGACGTTGTCGGTATGGTCGGCTTCGGCCTGCTTGCACGCGGTCTTTGGGTTGGCTTTGGCGAGGCCGTGGCGCTGTCGGTGTGCGGGGTGATCCTCATGTCCATGTCAGCGTATGCCGCCATTCGAGGAGGGAGCTGATGTTTAAAACCCTCCTTGGGAGAAAAAGCAACCCGCTGGCCATCGAAACGCCGGAGAAACTGGCGCAGGCGCTGGGCTCTGGATACGAAACATCGTCAGGCCAGCGCGTGACCACTACCAGCGCTATGCAGCAGCTGGTCGTTTTCAATTGCGTGCGCGTGCTGGCGGAGTCGATCGGCATGCTTCCCTGTCGACTGATGAAGCAGACGGAAAAGGTGCGTTTGCCTGCGACCAGCCACCGGCTGTATCCGCTACTAAGCATGGCGCCGAATGGCTACATGACCTCCCAGGAATTCTGGGAAATGCTGGTTGCATGCCTCTGCTTGCGAGGCAACTTTTACGCCTACAAGGTCGAAGCCCTAGGCAATGTAGTCGAGCTGCTGCCGCTCAACCCCGACATCGTTCAGCCCAAGCTCAATGATGATTGGTCAGTTGAATACAAGGTCGACTTCAAAACAGGGCAGAAGACCCTCAGCCAGAAAGAAATCTGGCACGTCCGGCTGTTCACCTTGGACGGCCTAAATGGACTGAACCCTATCGCCTACGCCAGGCAGACATTGGGGCTTGGGCAGGCCATGGACGCTCACGCAGGCAAGCTGTTCACCAATGGCGCGGTCACCAGCGGTGTGCTGCGCACTGAGCAGACCCTTACCGATGAAGCGTTCGCCAGGCTCAAGGAAGAGTTCCAGGGCGAGCACATGGGGGCGGCCAATGCCTACAAGCCCATGATTCTGGAGATGGGCCTGGACTGGAAGCCGATCAGTCTAAACGCCCAAGACGCCCAGTTCATCGAGTCCAAGCGCATGACCGAGGCGCAGCTATGCGGCCTGTTCCGCGTACCGCCGCACCTGGTGGCGAACATGGACAAAATGACGCTCAACAACGTTGAGCAAATGGGCATGAACTTCGTGAACTACTCGCTGGTGCCGATCATCACTCGCGTCGAGCACCGGATTCAGGTCGGCCTGCTCAATGAGAAAGACCGCCTGACCCATTACGCCAAGTTCAATGCCGGCGCGCTGATGCGCGGCGACATGAAGGGGCGATTCGATGCGTACTCGAAGGGCATTCAGTGGAGCATTTTGTGCCCCAACGAATGCCGGGACCTTGAAGACATGAACCCGCGAGAAGGCGGCGATGTGTATCTGACCCCGCTGAATATGACCACCAAACCAGAGGCTGACGACGATGCAGACAAAGCAGCGCCTTGACCTGCCGTTGACCATCAAGTCGGTCAGCGATAGCGGCGAGTTCGAGGGCTACGGCTCGGTGTTTGGTGTTGAGGACAGCTACGGCGACGTGGTTGTCCGTGGCGCCTTCGCGGCGAGCCTGGCCAAGTGGAAAGAAAAGGCCCGTCTCCCGGCCATGCTCTGGCAGCACCAGATGAGCGAGCCGATTGGTGTCTACAACGAGATGCGTGAGGACGACGTTGGCCTGTATGTGAAGGGCCAACTACTGATCGACGTAGATCCTCTGGCCAAGCGCGCGCACGGACATATGAAGGCCGGCAGCCTGACCGGTATGTCGATCGGTTACATGCTCGATGACTATGAGTACGACAAAGAGAAGGGCATCTGGCTGCTGAAGGCAATCGATCTGTGGGAAGTCTCGCTGGTCACCTTCCCGGCCAACGATGAGGCCCGGATCACCGACGTGAAATCTCTGCTGGCCCGGGGAGAAACCCCGCCGCCCAGCAAAGTGGAGCGGGCCCTGCGAGAGGTAGGGTTTTCCGGCTCCCAGGCCAAGGCCTTCATGGCCAAAGGCTACGGCGCAGTTTCACCGCGAGAGGCGGGTGCCGACGCAGCACTGGATCACCTGAAATCACTTATTGAACGCATTTAAGGAGCCTCTCATGGCTGTTGAAGAAAAAGACATCAAAGAAGTCGCTGACGCCCTGGGCAAGAAGTTCGACGAGTTCAAGGAAAAGAACGACAAGCGTATCGAAGGCCTGGAGGCCGAGAAAGGCAAGCTCTCCGGCCAGGTCGACACCCTGAACGAAAAGCTGGGTGAGCTCGACGAGTTGAAATCTGCTCTGGAAAAAGAGCTGACCGAACTGAAGCGCCCGGACGGCAGCGGCACCAAAGCTGCGAGCGAGCACAAGACTGCCTTCATGCAGTTCGTTCGCAAGGGCATCGACACCGGACTGGGCGACCTGCAGGCCAAGGCGCTGCAGATCGGCAATGACGCCGATGGCGGCTTCGCGGTACCGGAAGAGCTGGATCGCAGCATCATCGAGCTGCTCAAGGACACCTCGCCGATGCGCCAGGTGTGTAACCAGATCACTGTCGGCTCCCCGGACTACAAGCGTCTGGTCAGCCTGGGTGGCGCCGGGTCTGGCTGGGTAGGCGAAACTGACGAACGTCCGCCTACCGGCACCCCGACCCTTGGACAGATCTCTGCTTTCATGGACGAGATTTACGCCAACCCGCAGGCAACCCAGACCAGCCTGGACGACATCTTCTTCGACGCCGAGGGTTGGCTGAATGGCGAGGTCGCCCGGGAGTTTGCTGAGCGTGAGGGCACTGCTTTCTTGCTCGGCAACGGCGACAAGAAGCCGAAAGGAATCCTGGCCTACGCATTGACCACGGCCAAGGACTCGACCCGTCCCTTCGGCACGCTGCAGAAGGTCATCACGGGTGCGGCAGGCGGTTTCACTGGTGACAACCTGATCGATCTGGTCCACTCGCTGAAAGCAGGCTACCGGGCCAACGCTCGTTTCATGATGAACAACCTGACCGTGGCCTATGCCCGCAAGCTCAAGGACAGCGAGGGCAATTACCTGTGGCGTCCTGGTCTGGAGCTGGGACAGCCTTCGACCCTGCTGGCCTACGGCATCACCGAGAACGAGGATATGCCGGATATCGCGGCAGATGCCAACGCAGTCTCCTTCGGCGACTACAAACGCGGCTACACCATCGTGGATCGCATCGGCACCCGCGTGCTGCGCGACCCGTACACCAACAAGCCGTTCGTTGGTTTCTACACCACCAAGCGCGTCGGCGGCATGCTCGTCGACTCCCAGGCGATCAAGGTTCTGACCCTGAGCGCTGCCTGATCGAGCTGGCGCCTCCGGGCGCCAACTCCTGGAGTATTTATGCCAATCATTTCCGTGAAGAAGGCGTTTCCGTTCGCTGTGGACGGCAATCAGGTGGTCGAGATCCAAGTGGGCGAGCAGGAGGTATCTGATCGCTGCGCGCTGGTGGCAGTCGAGCACCTGGGTGTGGCCGAGTATCTCGACGGCTCCGGACCGGCTGAAAACGATCCGCTGAAGATGAACGTCCCTGAGCTCAAGGAGTGGCTCACGGCGAAGGGGATCGAGTTCGATAAGGGCGCGAAGAAGGAAGACCTGCAGAAGCTGGTGCCGACCAATGATTGATCTGGTCACCGTGAAGGCGCACTTGCGCGTCGATGGCGATGACGAAGACAGCTTGATCCAGGGTTACACCGACGCGGCCCTCAGCACCTTTGAGTTGTGGACGAATCGCAAGTTGATTGAAGAGGGTGAGCCGTTGCCTGACCCCGTTGGCAATGCTTTGTCCTTCCGCAAGTCGATCCAGCAGGGTGCGCTCCTGCTGATCGGGCACTGGTACGCCACCCGGGAGGCGGTCGCAGTGGGCACCATCGCGACGGAAATGCCCATGGCTACCCTGGCCCTGTGGAAGCCCCACCGCTGGGTGAACATATGAGGGCCGGACCGTTGCGGCACCGCTGCCGCCTGAGCAAGTACGAACGGGTGCAGAACGACACCGGCGGCTACGACCAGGAATGGGTGCCAGCCGGTGAACTCTGGACTGAGATCACCATTCCCACGGGCCGCACACAGCCAGTGGCTGAGCGCCTGGAGGCGACCGTTACTGCTGAGATTCGAATCAGGCCGCGATCTGACATTACTATCGGCTGGCGCCTGACCGAGAGGAGCACCGGCATGACCTACAAGGTCGAGGCGATGCTGCCCAACAACGAACGGGACATGCTGCGCCTGCTGTGCTCCAGCGTCCCCAACCCATGAGGTGAACCATGAAGATTCGTGCACTTGGCATCCTCTCCGGCGCTTCTGGCGATCGCGAGAAGGGTGAAGAGTTTGTGGTCGACAAGGAGTATGGCGACGGCCTAATTGCCCGCGGCTATGCCGAGGAGGTGACTGAGGTTGCCGCCGAGAAGACCGCCAAGCCAACCAAGTCTGAGCCCAAGGAGTAGGGTATGGTCAGGCGCTCCAGCTTGCGTGGCGATATCCGTCTGCGGCGGACCCTGCGCAACATTCACAAGACGATGGACAACGAGCTCAAGCCAGCCATGGAGAAGGCAGCGGCGCGCGTCCTGGCCACGCAGAAGCAGCTGATCCCCAAGGATACCGGGGCTGCTGCTTCCGCCTTGAAGGCTTACGTTTCGCCCAGCGGGCTGGATGCGCAGATCGGTATCCGGGGCAAGCGTGACAATCGCCAGTTCTTCTACCTGCGCTTTGTCGAGTACGGCACCAAGGGCTACTCCGGCACTATCTACCAGCGGGCCGATCGCAATGCCGTGGGCGGCGTGCACACAAACAACCGCGACAAGTCGCAGTTACGTGGGCGCCGAAACTCGATTCGTCAGCGCGACACCAAGAACAAGTCCGATGGGCAGAACTTCTTCGGGAAGTACCCAGATATTCCTGCTAGACCTGCCCATCCGTGGCTGCGCCCTTCGATGGACGTGAATAGGGAGTATGTGATGGCCGATCTTGAGGCTGCAGTGCGGCTTACGCTGCGCAAGGCTAGCCAAGGGGTAGGCAATGGCTGACCCCTCTGTTGCGCTGCAAAAGGCGCTGTTCGCCAGGCTCAGTGCCGAGGTAAGTTGCCCGATTCACGATGGCGCCGGCATCAACACGCCGAAGCCCTATGTCTCGATAGACCGTGAAGTCTCGGTCAACGAAAGCCCAATCTCTGGGCGAAAGCGCGAGCAGCGCCTGTTGTACCTGTCGGTCTGGTCTGATGCTTCCGGCCAGGCTGAGGTGAAACGCATCAATGGCGAGGTAATCGCTGCCTTGGACGAGCGCCCACTGCCACTGGATGTTGGTCGCGCCGTCTCGGTCCGCGTCATCCAGTCGGACGCCCAGCGCGATGCCGACGGTGTCACCTATCAGGGCTCGATCACGGTTCGCGTGATCACCACCCACTGAAATACTCACGGGCCGCCCAGCGGCTTCTATCCAATGTGGCTTTGGAGGAATACCCATGCCTGCAGAAGACAATTTGAACACAGCCGCCGGCTGCCGCTTCTTCATTGGCGGCAAGACTGGCGCGAACACCGAGACAGACTACAAGGCCGACACCTACGTTGAAGTGGGCGAGATCGAGGACCTGGGCGAGTTCGGTGACACCTTCAGCAGCGTGAACTTCACCTCGCTGAAAGACGCTCGCGTGCGCAAGTACAAGGGCACCGCTGACGCCGGTGACCTGACCCTGACCGTGGGCCTGGATAACGGCGATGCTGGACAGAACGCGGTGAAGACCGCGCACAAGGACCGCAGCAAGGGTGACTACAACATCAAAATCACCCTCAACGACGGTGACCCAGATGCCTCGCCGGTGATCAATCCGACCACGTTCTACTTCCGTGGGAAGGTAATGAACAACACTGTGGCACCTGGTGCTGCTGACAACGTGGTCCGCCGCAATGTCACCATCGGCATCAACTCGGACATCCTCGAGCTGCTGCCGGCACCGGTCACCCCATAACACCCGGGGCTTCGGCCCCGACAACATAGGACCTGATCCATGAACAATACCTTGCACGGCACTGTGACCGTGAATGTGGGTGATGAGGAGTTTACACTTCGACCCACCCTCAAGGCGGTGAGGGCGATCGAGAGCCGTTTTGGCGGTCTGCGCGGCGCATCTGAAGCCCTGCATGCAGTAGGCGTGGATGTGGTGGCCTTCATCATTGCCGCCGGCGCTGGCCTGGAAGGGAAGGCTGCCGAAGCTCTGGCCGAGAAGGTCTGGCAGGAAGGCGTGGCAGTGCTGACACCGCCTGTCACCAGGTACCTTGGCGCTCTCTACAATCCGCGAGGCGGTGACCCGGGAAACGACCAAGCCGGGACGGTGTAAGCGCTGTCGAAGACGGCAGCTACGTCGACCGGCTGTATGGGATCGCCACCGGCTGGCTGGGCTGGGCGCCTGATGTGGCCTGGTCTACGCCGCTCCCTGAGCTGTTCATGGCGATGGATTCCAGGATCGAGTGGATGCAGATGACCAACCCATTCGGCACCGGGAAGAAGCAGGGGGCGAAGGAGAAACCAAGCGCTTCGAATGTGGCGGACAAGCTGAGGATGGCTTTGACTGGGAGAAAACCCTGAACAGCGTGTAGAATTTCACGCTCCTTACAATACGGAAGTTGGAAATGACTTTTCTTGCGATCTTAGTATCCGCCGTAGTTATATTCATTGCCTACGCTGCATACGAATATTATTCGTCAATGGCAGTAGTGATGGGCGGCAAAAAAACCAAGGCTCGCGCAGCCGTTGTGTTTGCTGCAGTGGTTTTGGCTGCTATATGGGTCTGGCTATATGCATGGAGCAACAGTCCGCAGCGCGAGGTCGAGGCGCAAGCAAAGGATTGTGGAAATACAACATTGGCATTCGTTATGACCCAGAACTTTGTTAAGCAGAGATTGAAGTCTCCAGAAAGTGCCAAATTTCCATATGTAAATGAACGCGGGGTAAATGTATTCGCTGATGGGAATTGCGGGTTCTCGGTTTCTGCTTATGTGGACTCTCAGAATGGTTTCGGAGCTATGATTCGCAGTAATTATCAGGCCGCTATTTCTTACGATAGGCAAACTAAGCTTTGGCGTCTGGGCGATTTAACCATCCAGTAAGACAAATATCTTTAACAACCCGCTTCGGCGGGTTTTTATTTTTCTGGAGATCAAAATGGCTGATCAGCAAGTCCAGGGGATGCTGGTTCAGATCGAGGCAACTACCGCTCAGCTACGGCGCGAATTGGCCAGCGCCGACCAACTGGTTTCCAGAACCAGTCAGGCGATTGATCGGAACTTGGCAACTGTTGATTCCGCTTTTGATCGGGCTGGCGCAGCGGCCCAGGGCGCTGGATCGCTCATGCGTGGCGCCTTTGCAGCGGTCGCTGGCGCCGGCTTGATTGGGGGCATCATCAAGCAGGTGGATGCCTACGGCCAGATGTCTGATCGTATGAAAGCCGCAGCTGGAAGTGCGGGTGAATACCAAATGGTGCAAGAGCACCTGATGCAGACCGCTCAGGAAACATACCGCCCGCTGGCCGAGGCTCAGGAGCTCTACATCCGCACGGCCGATGTGATGCGCAGCCTTGGATTCAATACCCAGCAAACTCTCGATATCACCGACAGTTTCAGCTTTCTCCTAGTGACAAACGCTGCTGCCGCTGACAAGGCTGGGTCTGCTCTGGACGCTTACTCCAAAGCATTGCAGACCGGTAAGGTGGAAGTCGATGGCTGGCAGTCGATCCAGACAGCAATGCCGACAATCGTTGATGCGATAGCCGCCACGACAGGCAAGAGTGCCGACGAGGTACGAAAGCTTGGCAATGAGGGCAAGCTTGCTCTAGATGACATTAACCTCGGCCTGCTGAAAACCGTTGAGGTGAACCGTAAAGCTGCGGCGGACATGTCCACGAGTGTTCAAGATGCCCTGAACAATATCAGTAATGCCACTGGCACCTTCCTGGGCAAGCTGGAGGAGCAAACCGGTGTCGTCGCAGGATTGTCTAAGTTTTTGGTGCTGCTGGCGGATAACGTTGACCTGGTAGCGGTAGCAATGGGAGGCGCAGGCGCCGCAGCTCTCACCACTTATGCGGCAAAAGCCTACGTAGCTGTGAAAGCGCTATTGGCTCAGCGTGCTGCTGCGGTTAGAAGTGCAGAGGCTGCTGTAATCGCCGCTGATGCTCAAAGGCTATTCGCTCAAGCGCAACTGCAGCAAGCTCAGGCTTCTGTGGCCGCCGCTACTGGCCTGCAGCGTTTGACTCTAGTCCAGACACAGTTAATCCCAAAACAGGCCGCGCTCACCGCCTCAACAGAGGCGCTGGCCATTGCTCAAGCCAACTTGGCCCAGGCGACCGTCCGAGGCGGCCTTCTCGCTGCGCTAGGTGGGCCAGCGGGTCTTGCCGTATTGGCCGGTACTGCCGCTGCGAGTTTCCTGCTGCTGCGAGACAACTCGGACTCGCTCGAAAAGAAGCTGGGCGATCTCAGCGACCCGCTCGACAAGCTGGTCGAGCGCTTCAACAAGCTGAACAGTGCGACACAGGCCGTGGCGCTGCGCGAGCTGCAAGGCAAAATCGAGGACACGCAAAGCCAACTGTCGCAGGTATCTGGGTCGATTGCAGATCGGTTCGAAAACGATCTTCGTGGCGTAGGCGCCGCCGGCGTCGACGGCCTGATGACCGGCCTGGCTCCCATGCCCGCGGAGGCCCAAAAAGCACTCGACTTGGTGCGAGATGCCGCAAACGACTTTGCGAAGGGCGCGGTTGTGGACTGGAAGGCTGTCGCCGACCAGGTGCGCGGCATCCCGGGCGTAACCGAGGCGATGGCCCAAGCTATCGAAAAGGGGCAGATCAAGGCCTCCGATCTAAGCGGTGAGCTGCAAAACCTGAAGACCAAGCTCGCCGAGCTGACAGGAGAGACGGACCGAAACACGGCTTCGACCACAGCCAACAACGCCGCGAAAGCCGGCATGAGCACGGCGGGGCAGACTTACCTCGAAACCCTGCAGAAGCAGCTGGCGGGCCTACAGGACAACGGCGATGCGATGAAGATCGCCAACCGTTACTTGGCCGAAAACGCCGACCTCACCGAGACTGACCGCCAAGCCATCCTGTCGGCTGCCAGCGCGATCGAGGCCCAGAAAAAGGCCAATCAGGGCGCCAAGCAGGAAACGAAAGACGCCACCTCTGCGCAGACGAAGCTGAATCAGCAGCTGAAGGAAGCAGAGACCGCTTATCAGCAGTTGAAAAAGGCTTACGACCCCGTAGGCGCTGCGTCCGATGAGTTTCAGAAGCAGACCAAGAACCTTGATCTACTGCTGGCGCAGAAGAAAATCACCACCGAAGAGTACGGCAAAGCTGTTGGTGCGCTCGCCGAGCAATTCAATAGTGCGGTGCAGGCCTCGACCGGCCTGTCGCGGGCGATGAAGTACCAGGCCGATCTTGAGCGTCAGTTGGCGATCGCCCAGCAGCAGGGCGACGCTGCCGCTGCTGCGGTTGGAATGGGAGACAAGCGGGCAAGTCGTGCTCAGTCTCGGCTGGCGCTTGAGCAAGAAAACAACAACAAGATCCTGGCGCTGCGAGACGAGTTGGCTACAGCCAGCACTGAAAAGCAGCGTCAGGAGCTTGAGAAGCAGATTGCCTTAAGGCAAGAGTACGGCGCCAAGCTGGTGCAGGTCCAAGAGGACACCTTCGCCAAGATCGACGCGGCCCAGGCCGACTGGAGTAATGGCGCGTCAGCAGCCCTGGAAAATTATCTCGACAGCGCCGCCGATGTAGCCGGCCAGACGCAGGAGCTGTTCACCAATGCGTTCAGCAACCTCGAAGACGGCATCGTTCAGTTCATCAAGACCGGCAAGGCGTCGTTCAAGGACTTCGCGGACGCGATCATTGAGGACCTGATTCGCATCCAGGTGCGCCAGGCGGCCGCCGGCTTCCTCAGTTCGGCGTTCGGCTTTTTGGGCGGCGGTGGGGCGGCGCTGGGGAAGGGCACCATGACCGGATTCAGCGAAGGTTCGTTCGTCGCGAATGCAAAGGGCGGGGTCTACGACTCGCCCAGCCTGTCTGCCTTCTCCGGCGGGGTGTACGACAGCCCGCAGATGTTCGCCTTTGCCAAGGGCGCGGGGATCTTCGCCGAGGCCGGTCCCGAAGCAATTCTGCCGCTTCACCGGGGGCCAGATGGCTCCCTTGGCGTCATGGCTGCAGGCGCCGGTGGAGGTGGCGGAGAATCCTCGATTACCTTTGGCGGCATCACCCAGCACTTCCACTTCAGTGGCGGTACTGACGGTGTAACGAAGGAAGACCTTGAGAGGTCTACGCGTAAAGGAATTGAGGGCGCATACCAAACTATGCTCCGCGATTTCAAAACCAATGGTCCTGGACGTCAGTTGCTGTCCAAAAAATAGAGAAGGCTATGAAAATTACCGATCTTGATTTGAAAGAAATGATCGGCGAGATATCTGGCACGGTGTCGTCATTTGTTTTCAAAGACATTGAACCAGGAGCGTCGGCTAAGACCTACATCGATCGAGCTGCCCTGCAGGGCGAGGTGATGGGCAGGATCATGGCTGTGCTGATAAACGAGGAGATATGCCCAGAGTCGATTGCCCAAGATGTTGAGCGGTGCGTCGGCTACATGCAGGATCAGATCATCAAAGAGGTCAGGGCCGGAGTTGGTCCAGGCGGTGCAATCAGCGCGAGCATGGTGGCCGATGAGCTTGCTCGCAGGCGCGCCAAGAATAACGCGCTGTAGGCCAAACCTCGCACATCAAGCATCACCCGCAACGGTGATTCACTAAGACCCGCTTCGGCGGGTTTTCTTTTTGGAGTGACCCAATGGCGGAGGAATGGCCGGAATCCCTGGAGCCCACCGAGGTTACCTGGGGGATCGTCTACAACAACCGGGCGTTCACCTCGTCGCTGTCGAATTCCCAGCAGATCGTGGCGCAGCCAGGCTCGTACTGGATGTGCACGCTGAACTTCGGCGTGCTCTACGAAGAGGATGAGCGTGAGCTGACATCGCTGCTGGGCCGCCTGCACGGCATGTTCGGCGCCGTGAATATTCCATCGATCACCCGCACCCGTGCCGATGACATCGGCGCCCCGGTCGTGGCCTCGGCCAATGCCCAGTCGACGTTCCTTCAGCTGCAGGGCATGACGGCGAGTCGACAGGTGTTCAGCCGCGGCGACCACATCACCATCAACGGTGAAATGTTCGAGGTGGTGGAGCGTGCCTCAACCGATGCCGCCGGGAAGGCTGTGGTTTATGTGAACAAACGTGTTCGCAGAACCATCGCCGCCGGCACCCCGGTTGAATACAAGAACCCCTACTGCGAGATGCGGCGCATGGATGACACCAATCAGTGGAGCATCCAGCCGGTTGTGTCGAGCGGTAGCTTCCAGTTTCGGGAGGCCTTCTGATGGCCGCAGGCGTTTTCCCCTTCAGCCAGACGGTTGTCGACATCATCGCGAAAGGCAACTTCATGGCGGTGTATGCCTGCCAGCTGGACTTCCCGGACGGCATGGTCTTTGCGCACACCGGTACCGGCGACCTGGTCATCGATGGCATCTCCTACCAGGGCGTTGGAAGCTTCGGTGAGGTCGGTCAGTCGCAGGAGAGCAGCAACTCAGGTTCGCCGATGTCGGTGGACCTGACCCTCAACGGCCTGGATACCCAGATCATTACCGAAACCTCGCTGAAGGGCTGCCGAGGGCGCGCTGGAAAACTCATGTTCGTGGTGTTCGCCGAGGACGGCACCTACGCTGCCGACATCCTGTTTAGCGGGCGCATGGACGCCGCCAAGTTCTCCTACGCCGGCAATGGTGAGGAGGGCAACAGCATCACGGTCCCGCTTATTGACCGGATGGCCGAATGGAACCGAACCGGCACTGAGCGATGGACAGATGAGAACCATCGTGCCCGCCGCCAGGATGACCGCTTCTTCTTCGCCATCGCACAGATTGCCGACTGGCCGATTTACTGGGGCGCCTCCAAGGATGCTCCGAAGTTCACATACGAGAAGTGACCATGCGAAAGCGCGATTGGACGACACAGCTTGCCCACACGATCAGGGCCGCCATAGAGCGGCCTTTTTCATGGGGCGAATTTGACTGCTGCTTGTTTGCCGCCGACTGCGCCGTGGCGGTGTGCGAGGTGGATCCTGCTGAAGCATACCGGGGCAACTACTCATCCGAGGCAGGCGCAAAGCGGTTGCTGAAGAAACTGCACGGATCCTTGGAGGCGGCATGGGATGCCTGCTTTGCCCGGGTTCAGCCTGGGTTGATCCAGCGCGGCGACATTGCGCTGTACGACGGCCCCAATGGCCGGGGCGTGGCGGTGTTCTGGGCGGATGAGTTCTGGTCGGTATCCCCCGACGGGGTGGGCCGCATCGAGTGTGAGCCGTTGACGGTGTGGAGAGTTGAATGAGTTCAGCAGTCAAGAAGGTTGCCCAGGTTGCCGTCGGCGCCGCGATCGGCTTCGTCCAGGGCGGGCCGTGGGGCGCCTTGGCGGGTGCTGCGCTGGCGTTCTACGTCTCGTCGCAGCAGGACAAGCTCGATACCGGCTCGCTGCGCACCAGTGAGCCTTCCAGCCAGACCCTGCGCTCGTCCAAGGCGGCTGCTCGGTACGTGCTGGGCCGGGTGAGCACTGGTGGCGTTCTAGCTTGGGGGCAGGAGCAGGCCGGCGACCAGACTGACGGCGAATGGTTGCACATGGTCTACGTGCTGTCGGAGGGGGAGATAGATGGCTTGGAAGACATCTTCCTGGGGGAGGAAGTCGTTCAGGCTTACGGCGAGCACGCCTCCTATGAACTGATCACCAACCCGACGCAGGTGAATGCCTTCCTTAAAGCCAACAGCCCGGACTGGCGCGACACCCAGATCGGTCGGGGCCTGTCTTTCGTCCGGCTGTCGTTCAAGTACAGCGCCGAAAAGTATCCCTCCGGCATTCCGGATGTGCGCTTCGTGCTTCGCGGGCGCCGGGATATCTACGATCCTCGGACCGGGACAGCTGGTTACAGCGAAAACACCGCACTTCACATCCTCTGGTTCCTGCGCAACCGGTGCGGCGTGCCGGACGATGAGATCGTGTTCGCGAGTTTTGCCAACAGTGCCAGCGTGTGCGATGAGATGCTGGCCAACGCAGACGGCAGCACCTCGGCGCGGTATCGTTCGGGCTGCGTCATCGGCGCCGACGAGTCGCGCACCCAGGTGATGCAGAAGCTCGAAGCCGCGTGTGGCGGCAAGCTGATCCGTGTTGGCGGCCGCTGGATGCTGCAGGTTGGCGCCTACTACGGCCCATACGACTTCGAGATCACTGAGGACATGGTTATCGGCACCGTCACCGGTAGCACCGAGCCGACCAACGACTCGGCGATCAATACCGTGCGCGGCACCTTCGTGGACCCGGCGCAGGCCTGGGCCGAGACGGACTATCCCGAGGTGTCGGTGAGCGAGTGGGTGGTGGCCGACGGCGGTGAGGCAGCAGAAACACTGTCGTTCTCCTACGTCAGCAACCCGTACCAGGCTCAGCGCCTAGCCAATATTGAACTGCGCCGCCGCCGCGCTGGCGGCACCTTGTCGATCCCCATGAACTTCATGGGCTACAACTGCCGCCCAGGCCGCTCGGTGAAGGTCAACCTGCCGTCGCTGAACATTGTCGGCGAGTTCATCGTCACCGACTGGTCGATGAGCCCCGACAGCGGCTGCAACGTTTCGGTTTCGCAGAATGAGCCGGCCATCTTCGACGACGCCGTGGGCCAGCCGTACAACCCGATTGGCTTCATCAGCATGCCAACCGGTGGCCTGGGCAGTCCAACCGGGCTCACCTGGTCGACCGAAGACAATGCTGAGGTAGTTCAGGGCACCCTGGCGTGGGTGGCACCGTACGGTGTAGTCACCGGTTATGCCGTTACCGTTCGGCAGGGCACTACAGCGGTGCTGGCGCAGCAGGTTCCTTCGACAGCGCTCAAGCTCCCTCTGTCGGGTCTTCCATCTGGCAGCTACACCATGAGCGTGGCAGCCTTGGGCCCGCTGACCCGCTCCGGCGAGGCCAGCATCAACGTGAGCATCGACGGGCCGCCGATCCCGGAGTCGTGCGTTGTCCAGGCGACTATCGACACCATCACGCTGATCCCGGGCAACACACTGCACGGCCTGAATGGCGGCACCTATGAGTTTTTCTTCTCGACCAACCCGCAGGCCACGCAGGGCGATTACCTGGGGCAAGGCCTGAGCTTCACCCACACTGGTCTGGCATTTGCCACCAACTATGCTTACTTCGTGCGCTCGAAGAATGCCTACGGCGTCAGTGCCTTCCTGAAGGTGGTGGCCTCTACCTCGGCCGACATGACCAACATGCTCGGCGCCTTGAAGGACAAGATCGAAGCCGGGCAGCTCGCGCCTGTGCTGCGCCAGGAGATTTCGTTGATCTCCGGCCCGCCAACTCAGGCCGGATCGGTTGCTCAGCGCGTAGCTGCTGAGGCGACTGCCCGTGCCCAAGCCATTGCGGCCGAAACGCAAGCGCGCAACAAGGCCATAAGCGACGAGGCAGCGGCCCGTGCACAGGGCTTGCTGTCTGAGGCCCAGGCGCGCGGGGCGGCGATCACCAGTGAGGCGCAGGCCCGGCAGTCAGCCGATGACTCGCTTACCCAGAAGATCGAGACCGTAACGGCTTCGGCCGGCAACAACGCTGCCGCTATCCAGGCGGAGGCGACAACCCGGGCCAATGCTGACTCGGCACTGAGTCAGAGCCTCGCCACTGTGGCCGCTAACACGGCATCGAACACCGCAGCGATCGGCAACGAGACCACGGCGCGGACCACCGCGGACACCGCTCTGGCCGCACAGATCGCTACCCTGCGTGCCGAGTCTGGCGGGTTCGATTCCGCGCTCAACTATGGCTTTGCCTCGACTGTTGAGGGATGGACCGGTACGCGCTGTACGCTGGCCGTCGAGAACGGCCGGCTCATCGTTACCAATGACGGGACCGGTGCGGCGTATCTGGGCTCTCCGGTGGTGTCACTCAAAGGGCGTGATCATGACCGAATCCGTTGCCGTATCACACGGCGTGCGGGTTCGGGGTGGAATGGCCAGGTCACTTACGTTACCGCCAACCATGCTTCATCGACGTCCTACCGCAAAGTGATCCCGGATCCGGGCCTGGCGGTTGGGCAGACCGTGGTGCTTGAGTGGGACATGTCGCAGCTCACCAACGGCGGCAGCGACTGGACGGATAGCACGGTCACCAGATTTTACCTGTGGATCAGCTCCGGCACGACCGACGTGTTCGAGATCGACTGGATTGCCGTCGGCCAGATCGCGCCGTCGGCATCGGTGGCGTCGGTGGTGGACGAGCGCACTGCCCGGATCAGTGGTGATGAGGCGAACGCAGCGGCTACTACCGCGCTGCAGAGCAGCTTGACTACCACCAATCAGAACGTCACCGCTGCCCAGCAAGCCGCTCAGGACGCGGCCACGCTGGCGGGCGGTAAAGGCAAGGTGCTGGTGCAGGCGACTGCGCCGGCCGTGGCTGACCGCTTGGCGCAAAACCTGTGGATCGACACCACCAGCAACGCCAACACCCCGAAACGGTGGAATGGTAGCGCCTGGGTCGCTGTGACCGACAAGGTGGCCACCGATGCTGCTGCCGCTGCGCAGTCTGCGCTGTCGCAGCTGGCCGGAAAGGCCGACGCCTCTGCATTGCAGGCACTCAGCACGACCGTCAGCAACCAGGGCACCACGCTGTCGAGCCATGGGAGCAGCATCACCGAGCTCAACAACGGCCTGCAGACCACCAGCGGCAACGTTGCAACGGCTCAACAGGCGGCCCAGGCTGCGGCCAGTCTGGCCGGGAGCAAGGGAAAAGTGCTGTATCAGTCGGCGGCGCCGGCGGTGGCCGACCGCCAGGCCGAGAACCTGTGGATCGATACCACCGGCGCGGCGAATACGCCCAAGCGCTGGAACGGCAGCGCCTGGGTGGCCGTCACCGACAAGGTCGCTACCGATGCTGCGGCTGCAGCTGCTAGTGCCTTGGCACAGGTGGCGAACAAAGCGGATGCCTCTGCGTTACAGGTCTTGGATTCCGAGGTTAAAAGCCAAGGCACCCTGCTAACCAGTCAGAGCACAGCGCTCACACAGCTCAAAGCTTCGATTGGGCAGCAGCCGGACAACTTGATCCTCCGAGGCAGTTTCGAGGATGGCCTGACTGATCCGTGGACGGCCAACCCGGTGATCACCAACATCTCCGCGCACCCGTCCGCAGGTAAGGGGATTTCGTTCTACGGCAATAGCTTCTGCGGTGTGGACTACAACATCGTTACCAAGGGAGGTGAGCAGTTCGACCTGGCGGCCGATATTTGGCCGAACTACATGACGGCAGGGCAGACAACTCGCTTACAAATGCAGTTCCGGGACAAGGCTGGGACGAGCCTTGGATACTTCACGGCGTTCTCGGTGCCGGCGGGGACCACAGGCTTCCAGACTTTCACTGGTCGTATCACAGCGCCGGCCGGGTCAGTCTCGGCCCGGTTCGTCACCCGCACCGAGCCAGCGGATAGCACCGGCCGTTCGCTGTGGTGCAACATCGTTGCTCGTCGAGTGACTGCTGCTGATTCCGCCAACGCGGATGCCGTAAGCACGCTGAGCAGCACGGTTACCCAGCAGGGCACGGCGTTGGCCAGCCAAGGGCAATCGCTGCTCAGCTTGGCCAACCGCATGACCGATGCCGAGGGCGTGAATAGCGCCCAGGCAACGGCCATCAGCCAGATTGACACCACGGTCAAGCAGCAAGGCACCGCGATCACCGCGCAAGCCACCCGCCTGGACGGGCTGTATGTCCAGGTGAACCCGGAAATGGAGGGCGATAGCACCGGCTTGGCCGGCGCAACGGGTGGACTGGTTGGCGTATGGACTGAACAATCGGCGCGGATCGAGGATGGGATTGCCGTAGGGCGGCAGGTCGAAACAGTTCAGGTGCAGATGGGGCAGACCAATGCCTCGGTGCAGCAAGTCAGCGAGGTCGTGGCCGGCGTCGATGGCCGAGTGTCTGCTCTTTCGTCTTGGAAGACCGAGACGAACGCCAATGGCAAGAAGGTGGCCACCGGCATCGTCCAAGGAAGTGATGGATCGGTTGGTGAAATTCTGCTGTCGGCCGACCGCGTAGCGATCATAAATGGATTGAACGGGCCTGAGGCAAACCTGTTTGTCTTCCAAAATGGCCAACTTTTCCTGAACTCGGCGCTGATCAACCAAGCGTTCATCCAGAGCCTGGTCGTGGGCATGACGCTCCGGTCCCAAGCGGTTAACGCTCAGGGCCTGCCGCTGATCGAGATCAATTTGGCCTCTGGGTCATTTACGGTGCGCGGGCAGGATGCCAGTGGATCGACATTACTCAACAACGGCGGTTTGTACGTTTACGACGCCAATGGCATCGAGCGTGCGGCAGTGGGGAGGCTTACCTAATGGCTGATCTGCGCGGGCTCCGGACGAAGGATGTGGCCGGGGCTGTGACTTTCGATACAACCATCACCCCAGTCAGATCACTGAAAATGATGCAGGTCACAGGGAATACCGCCTTCGACCAATACATCTCGATCCCAGAGATACAGGCCGCCTCGTTCGTGGTGGTTGATGCATTGTTTGATGCAGGGGAAAACACCTATAGCCCGCAGGCGTGGTACTCGCAAGGCCAGCTGCAGCTCAGGCAGGCAGAAAACCGTGCATGGCAGGTAATGATCCTCTCGCAAGGAGGTGAGCCATTTGCCGCACCAGGCAGCTACGGGATACGGGCGCTCAACAACAACGTTCGTACTCAGATCGACGCAATCAACCGAGTGCTTACGATCCGCTACAACGGAAATTTCAACATAGGGTTTCAAGGTCCAGGCAGCGGTTCGCAGATCCAGTGGGGTGATGTGAACTTCGCCGCACCCATAACCACAAACGAGCGGCCGCTAATTTTCCTCAATGCTGCCAACTACATGATGGTGGGCAACTTCTATGTCAAAGGCAGCCCAGGCAACTGGACGGGCTTTCGCATTAAGGCATGGAACAACAACCAGGCGCATGGTGATGTCGCGCTGTATCCAATGCAGATCAAGTGGTTCTGCGCTAGCTACCTAACACCCAATACACCCGCTGGGGACTACGGCGGCTCGGTCAAGGATGCCACCGGTGCCCGTACGTTCGTCACAACCGCCAACCTTTCACTACTGAACGGCCAGCCTGCCAGTAACAGCTTCGTCCAAACGGGTGACCCGATTTCAGGTGGCGCCTATTACCACCCTAGTCAGCAGATGCCGTGGACAGGCAGCTATGACGACTACGTGCTGGCGAACGCTTTGTTCTCCTGCACCAACATTCAGCAGACCGCCCAGCCTATCCGGACCAACTACGGAGGCTTCTTGCCGGGAAATCGGTCGATTCTGCAGATGTACTGCGACAACGCCTCTGGCATCAACCCGCTCACCGCGAATGGGCGAACACTATTTGCGTCCAGGCCCATGAAGCCTCTTTAAGGAACAGACATGGCAAAGCAAGTAATCAACCTCGGGTCTTCGCCAACAGGTGCCGGCGGGGACGATCGCCGTTCGGCTTGGGTGAAGGCCAAGGCCAACTTCACCGAGCTCTACAATTGGCTATCGAACTTGTCGCAAGGCGACGATGTAGCGACTGCGCTGCCTGCTTCTTTGCCGGTGGCCAAGGGTGGCACTGGCGGCACCACTCAGGCAGCTGCACGCACAGGCCTGGGTCTTGGCAGTTCGGCAACCCTAAACACCGGCGCCGCCCAGGGAAACGTGGCTGTTGTCGGGTTTCGCGGACTTGGCATCCAAGGACTTGCTAAAGCCTCATCCGTAAACGTTGTGCTCAGCGGATTCGATGCGTACGACAACACGGTTACCGCGTACTCGCCGTCGACCTACGGCAGCATGCTGACGATGGGCTATCCGTTCGGCGATTGGGCGGGGCAATTGTTCATCAGTTGCATGCCGCAGAGCAAAGCCTGGATTCGTGGCGGCTCACAAGCCAACGCCCCTTTTTACGAGATCTACACCACCGGCAACACCACCCGTGCCGCTGACGGCACATTGAAGGCGATCTGAACATGGCAAGAGCAGCAATCAACATCCTGGGTGACGGTTCGATCATGGACATTACTTCGCTCGGCAGAGGAGACATCTCTGTAGCGCATCCCAGCCCTGGTCAGTACCTGGTGACTGGCACGCTAGGAATGTGCCCTCCGCCAGAGGGCTGGGGGTATGTGATCAACCAAGCGGACTCAGGAGCATCTGTCGCTATCTCGTTCACAGATGGCGTCCTGTTGGTCAGCGTGGCCAAGGAAGGAGAGCCGGCCGACCTGGTTCACAGCATCACCTTGCACGTATCTGTGGAAGATCTGCCAGCCCCTCAGATTCCCGATAGCCATGCTCCAGAACCGGTAGATCCACTGGCGCTGGCTCAGGTGGAGGCAGGTCGGCTGCGAGCAATTGCCGACGCTGCCATTGCGCCGCTGCAGGATGCTGTCGATCTGGATGACGCCACGGTGGATGAAATGCGCCGCCTCACGGCTTGGAAGCGGTACCGCGTTGCCTTGAACAGGCTACCAGAGCAGGCGGGCTGGCCAACTGAAATCGACTGGCCAGCGCTACCGGCCTGACTACAAGTCACATCGAAACCCAACCGCCGCTTGGCGGTATTTTTTTGCCTGGAGAAAACCCATGCCGTTCATCGTCATTAACAAAACCAACGCTTTCGACCCGGTCCACCAGGCCGAGTACGCAACGGCTGAGCTGGCTGATGCAGCTGCTCGCGAACTTCTGCGTGCTCAGCCAAGCGCGGTCCTCCTGACCGCCCAAGTGCTCAAACGCTACACCGCCGAGGTGACCGTGTCAGTACAAGATGTGGAGCTGGCACAGGAAGCTGCTGAATGAGCACTCCACGCGGTATACGCAACAACAACCCCGGCAATATCGACTTCAACCCACGGAACGCTTGGCAGGGCCAGCTGGGCATGGAGGAGGGCGTGGCCAAACCGCGCTTCGCCAGGTTCGACCAGGCCGAGAATGGCATTCGTGCTCTGGGCAAGCTGCTGCTGAACTACCGGGGCAAGGACGGTATGCCCGGTGTCGGTCGGCCCGGCATCGACACCCCGCTGGAGTTCATCAGTCGCTGGGCGCCGTCCAGCGAGAACAACACCCTGGCCTACGCGCAAGCCATCGCCAAGCGCCTCGGCGTGGGCGTGCGCGACTCTATCGACATCTCCAAGCCGCAGGTGCTGCGCGAGGCCGTGGTCGGCATCATCGTCCATGAGAACGGCGGCAACCCGTACAAAGCCGAGGTGATCGACGAAGGTATCCGGCGGGCACTGGCATGAAGGGCTGGGCCATATGGGCGGTTGCTGTGCTGCTGGCGTCCCACTGGGCGGCCTACCAGCACGGCCTCTCGGTAGAGAGAACGAACGCCGGCCAGGCATCAGCGCAACGAGATAGCGGTGACCGCCTGGCCGAAGTGATCGGTGAGCGCGGCGCCCGGCAGGAAGAACAACGACGCGCCACGGCGCAGGAGGAGGCGAGAGCCCATGCCCAAGAAGAAAGAAAGACTGCTGATGCTGGCGCTGCTGATGCCGATGCTGCTGGCCAGCGGCTGCGCAGTGACGCCAACCAGCTTGCCGCCGCCGTCGGTTGCCCCGGCACGGATACCGCCGCTATCGCCCGAGGCCAGGCAGCCATCCGCGCCGCCATGGTGCTCTCCGACCTGCTCACACGGGCTGATGCTCGAGCGGGAGAACTGGCGAAAGCTTATGACCAAGCCCGAATAGCGGGCCTTGCGTGCGAGGCATCCTATAATGCCCTGATCAAGTGATAGTGGTAGGGCAGTGGACAAGCGTACCTTCATTGGCATGGTCGAGGCCGGCGAGCCGCTTATCCAGCAGGCTATCGATGCCATGCGCGAGTATCACCAAGCTCAGGACAGTGGAGCGGCCCCTGAAGAAATCGAGCGCTTACGCCTGCTTGCCGAGTCGCTGTTCCAGGTTGTATCCGATTATCAGCTTCGGGTAATTGCCAAGCTGCGCGGCAAGGATTTGCCACCACTTCACTAAGACGCCGACCTGCTAAAGACTGACGACTTAGACGTAAAGGTACGGGCGCTGCTGGCCGAGCGATGACAGAGGATTCGGTAAGAAAGGGATTTGCAGGCGGCAATCTCTTCCTGTCAATGAACTCGCAATTCTTAAATTTTTTAAGCCCACAAAAAAGCCCGCGAGGGCGGGCTTTTCAGTACTCAATGAACCTGGACTAGGCCATTCCGGTACGTCGCTGACACACCTTTCATAGAGGTGGCCGGTTGAGCGGGCTTGCGATCCTGCGCAGATGGGATAGATCCACTTCTGTCCGAACAGGCAAAGGTGCGCTGCACCTGATCGTTGTCCGCGTATGACGTGGAACCGATCTGCCCTGAGAAATCGCGATAGCTATAAGTCATGAGAGTAACCTGTATGGTTATGTACCAGTTTTGGCTCATTGAGCATGGCAAATTTTTCGCCGCGCTTGAGCACACCGATGTGTGTCCTTCCACCTACGGTTGCTACGCCAGTCGCAAATCTCTGCACCCCTGACTGTAGATTGACCAAAAGCTCGGCCAAGTCAACTGCATACTGGGTAGGTAGATTTCCAAAGTCAATACTCGCCACGTTTTCAAACCATGGTAGCTGAACTGGAAAATCCGGCGTATCAAACGTGAATCCTTCCGGCAAAGTCACACCGGCGTCCTTCAAACGGTCCAGCAATGCCTGAGCCGTTGCTTCACTGTGGGCTGCCAGCATCTGACGAATGGCAGCTTCAACGTCATTTATGATTCTTTGGTCAACGCCGACGAGGAGACGTTCAACGAAATCTGACTGTCCGGCAAAACATGTACCGGATCGAGAGCGCCAGGCGAACTGTTCTTCCATCGTCAAGGAGTTGACGGACAGCTTGAAGACCATTCCTGATGCATCATCCGCGCCATAACCACCGACAATGAACTGGACGTCAGGAAAATAAGGGCGCTTTTCCTCTTCCGCAGTCTCGTACTCAACCTGAATCTCCCATTCGAATCGAACGTGAGCTAGGAAGGCCTCTGCCACTTCTTTGACAGTGCGGAATGTCTTTCCTTCTGCGAGATTTCGCTTCTTAAATCGAGCCGCAACCCCAGCAATCGTTACACCACCAAGCGTAGCCATGCCCGCAGTCACCGCGGCTACAGAGGTGTCATCGTCCTCATAGAGGCAGAACATTTTTTGAGCGCCGCCAAAAACGTTCGTGACGTACGGTTGCAGATGTGCCATGGATACAACCCGTTGACCTGTCGCGTCTATCAGCTCATTGCCATCGGCATCACGTGCAAAACCTACCCCATGGCGAAAAGGCATGATTGCCTGCTCGACTTGGCTGGACAAGCTGTCACACCCCAGCACGATGGCATCGTAGGTCGCGATAGCAATATTGATTGTCACGCTGCTCTCCTTGGCGAAATGGCGGCGGATTATGCGCTAGCAGCCAATTGCTATCAATTAAAACCGGACGGGCGAGCTCGCGGTCTGCATGGCGGTGGAGGCGCTGAGGATCGACAACGGATGCGTGCTAATGACCTGGGGGAATTTTGGGGGAATGAATCCCCCGAATGGTGTGGAATCCTGTTGCGTTACGCTGTGTTGAAGTGCCTGATTTTGTTGATATTTATAAAAATGAATCAAAAAAATATGACGCCAAAAACGGATTCGAAATCCGTTGTACTGGCAACAGTACCTATGGTTCAAATCCTTATCTCTCCGCCATACATCGAGAGGCCCCGCAGATATAGGTCTGCGGGGCTTTTTCGTTCTGGGGCAGGAAAATGATCTGCTACTTCACGCGTGTTGCCTTTGTTGCTTCTCCCAGCGCGTGCTTCAGAACCTGAGCATCGTTGGTCTTCAAGGCTTCCTGCAGGAATGCACTGACCGTCTCGGGGCTATCGAGAAAACGAGATGCTTCGAAGCGTTTCGTGTTGCTCAAATCCAGATCGAGAATCGGCATATCGTCGCTCATTTCTTCATCATCCCCAATTCAGCATCATCCAGCAGCGCCTTGGCCATTGCGCTGAGGTAATGCGAAGCCCAGATCAGTTTCTGGTCGCCGTCCATCAGGCCGGTGATGATCAGGTCGCGGACGTAGCCCATCAGTTCGGATGCTTGCTCGCGGGCGTCCTGGCAGGGGATGCCGGGTTCGATGCGGAACAGCGGGTGGGTGCTGTTTTCGCCTTGGTAGAAGCAGGTTTTGCCGACTGTGGTGGGTTCTTTGGTGTTGTCGGTGGGCAT